ATCACTGCATTTAGGCCAGCAATAGCAGAGGCAAGCCCCTGGCTGATTCCTTCGGCCAGACCAGCAAACGGCGTCAGAAGGTTTTGCGAGATGCCTTGGATAGCAACCTTGAGAGCGTCCAGCCCAGCGCCAAACTCGTCAATGTTGCGCCGGTCAATGTCATCAAGCCCAGCACCAAGCCGCTCAATGTCATTTGCGGCCGGTCCAAGGTTCTTAAAAAACGGGAGCAGTTGCGAGCCGCTCTTCCCAAACAACGCAACAGCAGCCGCTGTTCGCTGTGCAGGATCTTCAATTGAAGCCAGCCTGTCGCCAATAAGACGAATCTGATCTTCTTCTGACAGGCCATTGAGCGTGTCAATCTCAACACCAAGGCGTCCGAGCGCGTCCTGCGCTGCCTTGCTTTCTTCGTCTGCGCCGGCCAAAGTTTTCTGCAGCCGAGTCATTGCGCCAGTCAGGCTTTCAACTGAAACGCCAGAGCGGCTAGCGGCCTCTTCAAGCACTTGCACAAACTCGAATGAAACGCCTAGCTGATCTGCCAGGTTTCCAAGCGACTCAACTCTATCCTCAAGTTCAATCAGCCCGTTAGCAATAGCCCTCGCGCCGGTCGCAAACGCGGCAGTAGCTGCCAGTGCCGCCGTGAATGGGTTGGCGAGGCCAGCCACCGACTGGGCCAGCGAGCCAAAGCCTTGCGACAAGCCGCCGGAAAAAACACGCCCAAGTCCTTCGCCAGCGCTAGCAAGACCAGACAGCCGGCCGGCAACATTACCGATTGGCCCAGGAATAGCAGCCAGGATTCCAGACAACTCGTTGAAGGCAAGCGTGTTGCCAGTGCCAGCGCCATCCGCAGCAGCGTCATACTTCGCCGCTGCCGTAGTAGCCTTCGCATAATTCTGCGACGCACGCTGTAGTGCCGCGTTGTACGTGTCCTGCGTGATGCGGCCAGCCGCCAGGTGCTGGTTCAGTTCTTGCGCCTCTTGGTCGTACTTCTGCTGCGGAGTCAGGTTGGCTTGCGTGATCTGTGCTGCACGAGCCAACGCACGAGCCCGATCTTCTTCGGCCTGAGCGGCCGCCTCATTCGCGCCGCTCGCATCAGCCGCAGCACGGTCATACGTCTGCTGGGAAATGGCACCCTGCTGCAACAGTTCTCCAAGCCTGGCAAGCGTCGCCGCCCTTTGCTCTTCAGCGGTCGCTACCTGCTGCGTGACGCGTGCCCCTTCGGCAAACGCCGCCGCCGATGCGTTGGCATCCGCCACAATCGTTTTAAGTTCAGTGGCGTATTGCTCGGCCGAAACCTGGCCAGTGCGGAACGCACTGTTAAGGAACGCCAAGTCCGTGGCCACCTTCTGCTGGGCCTGGACCGCAGCTTCACTGGATCGCGTAAACGAGTCGAACAGCGATGCGGCACCGCTTGCCTGCTGACCAAGCTTTTGCAGTTGGCGATCCACCTGCGAAAGACCCTTGGTCATGCCACTGGCATTCGCCGTGAACTGCACGCCAAGTCCGATCTGCGTCGCCATCACTTGCCCATTGCTTGCTTCAGTCCCTCCAGCTGCTCAAGCAACTGGAGATCATGCTGCGGTGCCTTCTCAATCGGTACGAAATCTTCCGCCTTCGGTGTCTTGCCACGCGGGCAATACGGAGCCAGGGCAGCACTCGCAAGCAATCCAGTTTCCCGCCATGTGTCAGGCAGCGGCGAATAGAAGCGGTGGTACGCCATCCATTCGCTGAGCTCGCGGGAGTCCATGTCCCGCATCAGCTGCTTGACCGTCATGCCCAGGAAACCCGCCAGACGAAACATGAACCGCTTCGTCGGGCGGATGGCTAGTTTTTTGCGAGTTCCTCCACGTCCTTGTCGGTCAGAGCGTTGTGCTCCATCGCCTTCGTCCAAATGCGGCCGAGCACCTTGCTCGACTTCTTCGCCAGAGCCTGCACGCCTTCGTCGCCAGGGAAGAGCAGTTCGCCCTTCTCATCACACAGGCACTTCGCCAAGAACTTGGTGCGGAAGTTCTCCACGCCTTTGTTCTTGTTGATCACCCAATCGTTCTCGTAGGCGTCCCGCTCGCCGCACGACATGACTCGGCAGAACACAGATCCGCCCCACTCGGGCACCTTGATCTCCATGAGCCCCATGTCATCAGCCGCGAGAATCTGATCTTTCGTCAATGCCATTGGTTTCACCCGTCGAGGATCTTGAACGTCACGGTGTAACGGGTCACGCCGTTCAACTCAGGCGCAACGCTCAAGCCCTCATAGACTGCCTTGCACGTCAAGTTCGCACCGCCGCCGCTGATGGTCAGGTCATTTCGCACGCCATAGTTGGCGGTCGTGATGCCAGCCGAGCCGAGGCAGGTGAGAGACACGCTGCCAGACTCGTCGGTCCAAAGGACGCTGCGGCCCTTCGGCAGAGCACCGCCGTACGTCCACGCGAGGTCCGTGACCTCCGTGAACGTAGTGCTGCCGAAGGTGGCCGTGATCCCAGTGCTGTACGTCGCCACGGAAACCTCCGTGGGTCAGGCGTACTGGAACTCGGCCGACCCCTTGATCACGTCGTTGACCGCGAGCGTGATGGTGCAGCTGTTGCAGGTCGCCGCCCCGCTGATCGAAATTGGGCCGCCGACCGTAAGCGTTCCCGTCGCACCCTGGGCCAGCATGCCGGTGCCGATGAACTCCACAGAGACGCTCTTGCCTGTGTCGCCTGCGGAGCCCTTCAGCGGGCGGCTCATCGTCAACACAGTCGCACCAGTGGTCATGCCAAGGTGAGAGATGTCAATGTTGTCCTGGCCGGCGTTGTCTGCAATGGTCCACGTGAGACCCGTCAGGGTGCCGGTGAAGCCAGGAAACGTAAAAGTCGTGCCGGTGCCGGAATGTGGGGTCGTTGACATGGGCTCTAGGTCTCCTGCCACCAGATGTCGTAGGTCTGCTTCACCACGTAGAGGGGCGACTCAGCACCCTCTACTTCCACCAAATCGTCGGCCTCGTCTATGAGTGCCGTCTGCTTTACTTCCGTATTGTCAATCGTGCCGCCGTATCCATCCAGAACGACGCGGCACTTATCAGCCAGGTCTCGGGCAGACTCATACGTCTCGCCGTAGGCAAAAAGCTCCATCGTCACGCGGGGCACGCCGACCGGGGCGTTGAACGCCTGCTGACGCTCAATCCTGGCACGCCGCCAGATGAGCAGCGGGTAGGTGATCTTTTGCGGCCCCACGTACCGCAGCGGGTAGATCCTGCCGCCGATGAGCGAGTTGACGGCCGTGGCATTGACCAAGGCCGTGCGGAGCACGAACTCAGGGGATTTCATAGTGAGCCCTTGGCGATGGTCTGGAACGCCAGTTCTTTTACGGCGGCGTTGAACGCCTTTTCCATTTCCGCCACCAGCATGCCTTCGACGTTGCTGCGGGTTTGCTCCCACGCAGAACGCACTGGCGGCCTACCGAACCGACCACCCACCGGCATCTTTCCAGTGGAGACCAAGCGGCCGTCCTTAGTCTTGCGGAAGCGCTCTTTCGTGCCGAACTCGACCAGCCCCTGGTGGTAGCCGAGCTTCGTGTTGTCGTACGGCTCGTTCATCTTGCGGCCGCTCTTGTAGCCCAGGATGGCAATTCCGACGCCGGTGCGTGGGTACTTCTTTGTCTTCACGGCAATAGACCGCCGCAGATTGCCTGTCGGGCCTTTCGGCGTATTCGCCTTGAGAGCCGCCAATGTTCCGCCTTGCTCGGCAGCACGCTTCAAGCCGGCAGCCATGTGCTTGGCGGCCAGGTTGTTTGGCAAGGCTGCGAACGCGGCCCGCATCTTTTCCAAGCCGGGCACGTTCATCGTGATGCGGATGCCGACTGTCTCAGCCATCGGTACGCTCCGAACAAACGGCTTCGTGTTCGCTGCGATTGTTGTGCTCGAGCAGGCTGACGATCTCCAGCGTGCGATTACGCCACGCGAACCGCATCGACTGCGTCAGGCCAGGCAGATACCGCAGCCGCACGCGGTGCGTCAGTTGTGTCTGCTCCTGGCCGGCAATCATGGACTCGCGTGCACTGACGCCTTCGACGCTGGCCCACACGGCCGACGAATTGCTCCACGACAGCACCTGCTCGCCGAGGGCGTTCGTCGTGCCGCTGGCAATCTGCACCGTGACACGCTCGCGGAGCTTGCCGGCGTCGATCATCGGTAAGAGCCCCAGCGTTGCGAGTCGAGCAGGGACTTTACGCCGAACTCGATCTCCTTGGAGATGCTGCCGGTGAGCACACCGCTACGGGCACCGTCGTACCAGTGGCCCACCAGCATTAAGATCGCGTGCCGGATCGCGGCTGGCACGCTCGTGCCGCTCGCCCCGTACCCGCCCCACCACGTCACGCTGATGGCGTTGTCATCCCGCAGATGCGGCGGCCACGTCTGGCCGTAGAGCGTCTTCACGGTGCCAGGCGTGCCGGCCCGGTCCACGCGGTAGCTCGCCGTTGAGTAGGTGGACGTGGTGCCGTTCTCAAAAGTGAACGTCAGAGCCACCGCCGTGGTCGTGCCAGCGGCAGCCATTGGCGGGCGTGGTAGTTCGATGTCGTGCGTCCCGTCCGGCGGGAACGTGTCGAACCGCACCACCCACTGCGTATGCACCAGCGTGCGGTCAAGATACTCTTCGCACCACTCACGGGCCGCAGCGATCAGCGTGCCGATGTAGGTGTCATCGTCGCTGGTATCGACCCGCAGGTGGGCCTTGGCCTCGGCGAGCGTGACGGGCTCAACCGCTGGCGGCGTCGCTCTGGTCAGACTTCGGTACTGCACGGCGTCCTCGTCTCCTGGGCGTGGCGTCTGCCGTCTCGGCGTCGTGCTCGATGGCGGCCGTCTCAATCAGATCCTGCTGCCGGTCTTCGATGGCCACGCCCTGGGCCACCAGCTGCGTCGCCAGCCCGCCCGTCATCTCTACCGACTGCCCCTTGCGGTAGGCACGCCACGCGCGGGTAAATGTGATTTTCTTCATTGGGGGACACTCCATGCAGACTCAGGGCGTTTCAGGGTGTTCGTGAACTCGGTTGCCCATTGGAAAACAGGGCTGCTGAGATTCTTGCCGGGCCACGTGACCACGTACTCGCCGTGGCCTAGCACGACGCGGGGCGAGACGTAGACCTTGTTGCCGCTCTCTCGCCAGTTCTTCCAAAACCAAATATCGTCATCGACGCGGCCCTCGTGCCACGAGCCGTCCGGGCCGGGCTTGCTCCAGAACCACGGCTTCTTGCACCGCTTAAGTGCGGCCGTGGAAATCACGGTCAGCCCAAAGTGGGCAGAGTCCACTTCCTGCACCGGCTCGGCAAACCACGCCTTATCCACCTTGGTGCTGCCGTCCGGCGGCGGATTGTCCAGCATGCCTTTCAGCGTGAGCATCGGGCGACCGTCTTCTCGCTTGGTCTGCAGGCCCGTGATGGCGTCGCACTGGAAGGTCATCGCCAGGGCGAAGAGGTGCTCGATGTCTTCCTTCGTGAAAAACGTGTCGTAGTCGATGGCCAGCAGGTATTCGGCCTTGTCGATGAACTGCTCCATCACGCGGGTATTCACCTGGCTCCAGAACGCACCAGTGCCCATCGTGGGGCGAATGCCAAGCGGCATGAGTGCCTGAGCCCAGGCGAAATGGTTGGCCGTAAAACTCAACCTGGGCATCGACAGGATGGCTTCCACACGGATGTCAACTTCCGTGCCGCCGACCTTGACCAGCATGCGTGCCTCAATAAAAGAGAGCGGGCCGCCCCGTTGTGGAGCGGCCCGCCCAGTTTGCACTTCACGTCAAGCCGTCAGGCTCACGCACCCACCAGGCCGATCATCGGGCCGGCGACGGTGTCGGTGCCCAGGTTGGCGTGCGTAATGGCCACGCGGGCCACCGCACGGATCACGGTCTGATCCGACAGGAAGTTCACCTGATCGCTGGACGCGATCTCGATGGCCTGGCGGATGCCGTAGTAGGAGCTGTTGGCCATGTTGCCGTACAGCGCCATGATGGCACCCGTCGAGTCCGCACCGGCCGGCAGGCGGTCGGTGAGGACCACTTCCGAGCCGAGGAACGTCGGACCCATGCCCTGCGACAAACCCACCGACCCGCCCTGGGCGAGGTCGAGGTTCTGCATGCACGCCGCAAAGAAGAACGGCGAGCAGAACCACTTGGCACCGGCACGGCTGTGCTGCGGAACCCTGGCCATCATGGCCAGCAGATTCGCCTTCGTGACTTCGTCGGGCGTGTCACCGGCAGCCGTCACGAGCGACGCCGCGTAGGTGGCAGCAGACGCAGCCAGAAGGCCGCCCGTGTAGGTCGTGACGAGCCCGGCAACCGCTGGGGCGTTGCTGGGGTTGCCGCTCCACGCAGCCTCTTCCACGGCGTTGCTGAGCGTCAGGGCGAGCTCGGCAGCGATCCAGTCGGCAATCGACACGATGGAGTCCTGCAGGAGCTCCGACGCGATGACCACCGCGCCCGTGACCTTCTTCGCAGTCAGGGTGACCTGATTGGAAGTCGGGTCGCTGGCAGTGATGGCAGCGTTCTCGTTGATCCAGTACGCGGTCGCACCGGCCGTCCGTCGCGGGAACAGCAGCACGTCGCTCGGCATCACCACGTTGGTCGCGTTCTGAGCAAAGGCCGAATACTGATCCACGAGTCGGATCACGGTCGAGGACAGAACGTCGGGCACGAAGGCCGCACCGGTCGTAGAACCGGTCGAGCCCTGGGCACGAGCCTCGACGCCGTGGTCCTGGCACCACCGCTTGGCCTCAACGTCGCCGCCCTTGGCCTTGAACCACATGCCGACCGAGTACGCGTCCTTGGCGTTCTCGAACG